GTTAAAACGAAGGGCGACTTGTTATTCGCGTTCGTTCCAAAGAAGCGAGCCCTTGAAATACAGGAGAGAGTCGGAGACGGCTTCGTCCCACTTAAAAATTTAAAACGCGCTAATTAAGCATTGCCGCTTTCTGTCTTTCAGCGACATGAAACTCCTTGTCTTGGCGACTCACTTATATGGAGTCGCTTTTTTATTTCTTGGAGCCCCTCGAACCTAAAAAATTTCGCTCACTAGTTGAACAAGGAGAGCGAGAGAATGGCAGAAGCTACGAATTGGGAGCAGACCCAAGAAAAAGGCACGACGACGGAAAAAATAGCGGAGAGCTATTTTACAAAAAATGGAATGAGCTGGCTCAGCGTTACCAACGACCCTGAGTTTTGGAAAATAGACGTGGACTACATCGTTGACGATGAGCTTTGGGAAGTAAAGGACAATTTTCACTCGGCTCAGTATTTTCATAAGGGGCTGTTCTTTTGGATTGAATTATCAGTCGGTAAAAATAAAGGCTGGTGGTACAAAACCAAAGCCAATCGTTTTTTCTTTTCAAGCGATGATGGAGCCACACTAATTATCAAGCATGACGACAAGTTCAGGAAGTTCGTGAACGATTTAATTGAAAACGCCGACCACTTCGGTGATTCCATGAATCGTTATGACTCCAAGCCCGATGAACGAGGTCACGGTGTGGTTTGGGCTAAGTGCATGAGGGTTTACTTGGAGCAGTTGGAAGACGCTGGTTTTGAATACAGGTTAATCAGGAGGAAGCACAAATGATTTTCATTGGAATTGTTCAGGTTATTTTGTCGCTCGTTCAAACGACAATATTTCTTTTAATACTCGGAATGGTGAGCGTCGCGCTCTCGAAATCAAACGCGGAGGGCAAATGATGACGCTGAGGGAAATCGCCGATGAATGGTTTGACAAAACCGTTCCTTATCCAACGCCTGACCCTGACAAACTTCAAGGGCAGTGCGTTCAATTCATAAGGTACTTGTTGGGCGCTCATTACAAAGCTCCTCAATGGGAAAAGCAAATTGGAGCGGCGGATTTTTGGAGCGGATACGACTCAGACCCAAACATGCGCAATCATTTTGACAAGATACCCAACTCGCCAGACTTAATACCGCTTGAGGGTGACGTGTGCATTTGGAATAAAAACAAGGGCGGCGGATTCGGACACATAGCGGTGGTTTACGGCAAGGAACAAACGGTGAAGATGTTGACGACGCTGGAGCAAAACTGGAAACCGCTCAAGGTTTCAGTGGTTACTCACAATTACAACGATGTCATTGGGTTCCTGAGAGCCAAGAGAGGCGCGGCGTGAGAGCTAAAATATGCGCTGAGGCGGGGTGCAACACTCTGATTCCTCAAGACAAAACACACTGCGAAAAGCACACCAAGGAAAAGGCAAAGCCTTTCGAGAACGCCGAGAGAAGCAATGAGGGACTCTACAACACCACCAGATGGCAGAAGCTCCGGCGCAAGATTTTGAAGAAGCTCCCATATTGCGTGAATTGCGGCGAGCACCAGAACGACCCAAGCCTTGAGGTTCATCACATTAAACCGCCCAGGGGCGATGAAGAGTTGTTCTTTGATGAGGACAACGTGATACCAGTTTGCCCAGCTTGCCATAAGAGGTTGACGGCGATGGAGGTTTACAGGCGGAGGTTCAAAGTTTGGACTGAAAACCATTGGGAATGGGAGAGGAAACAGCGTTAATTTACTCTTATATAATGTGTGTACTAAGTTCAGTTAACGTATTATATTAAAGTAGCTGACGGATTTATTTGAGTCCAACGAATGGCTACCTCCATGCAGTGGATAAGGAGAGAAAGATGGCAAGGTTTTTACAATGGTTTTTAATGTTTTTCGCAACAGTGTTCGTGGCTGTATCCTTAGCTGGATGCGATGATTCATCTGGCGATGATGGAAATGATAACAATAACACAAGTGTCGTGTTGAATCAGCACACCCTTGATATATCACAAAGTATGAGTGATAACTTCAAGGCGCGTGTTCCAGTAAATCCATACCTACCGAGCCACCAAGGATATTACTTTAAGGTGTACTTTGATGATGTCGAGTTAGCTGATATTTCATTGGACTCCAACAATAACAGCTTCCTAGGTTGTGAGCCCGTTGGAAATTACTCAGCCTTTCCTAAAGTTGTTTCAACTAAAAAAAAGTTGGAGGAGATTAACTTATCTGATTTCAGTGTCAAGATGTTTTATTACATAGCAACTCAAGAAGTCATGTCTCCAGTAAGCCCTTCTGAAAACATAGTTTGTGATTTGCTTAGCTTCAGCGCAGATAATTTTCCATACACTTTGCCAAGACTTAGCATTAGGTTTGACGCGAGATGAGTAAAGTAGCTTTCGTCATTACACTTCTGTTCTCCTGTGAGTTGTGGGCAGACTCAACCACAGTTTACATATATGAGGGCAAGTACAGCAACAATGTCGCTCTCAGGATTGAGAGCGATTGCGTTTACTCAGGCAGATTCGATTATCCAGTCAAGTATAAAATCAATTTCAATTACATCATTGACGCGACAACCAACGCAATCCTATACAGAATAGAAAACAATTTCATATACAAAGGCAGATATGACGGTGAGGTGGTTGCCAGAGTTGAGGGCGATTACATTCTCAAAGGACGCTACGACCCAACCGTCTTGTACAGAATTGAAAAGAAATAAAACCTATAGCTAGGCTCGAAATTTTCATTGAAAAAACATAAATCACGTCTCCCAGGCCACCCGTCTGTCCGCTGAACATTTCTGAACAAATCAACTAATTACCATGCGCGGCGGTAAAAATAAAAAAACAATTCAAGAACACTTGGACAATGGAACGTACAGACCTTGCAAGCACGGGTACATATTGCCGTCAGACGGAGACGCTCTCAAGCAAATCAAGGAAGACTTATACAGTTCAATTCAACTCATAACCAAAGACATGGGCGCAATGAAGCGCGATTCCGATGAGTACAGGAACTTGAACGCTATAAGAAGCGACCAGATAAAAACATTTCACGCCATTTGCAAAGTTCCAGTGGAAGACAAGCCAAAAGTGGAAATGGACAAAGATGGCTTTAAGTAAACACAACAAAGAGGTGATGGATTATTGCAAGGACATCACCTCTAAGAAAATCCCATCAGGGCATTACGTCCAAAAAGCAATCAAGAGATTCTTGGACGAGTTGAAGCGGCAGAAAGACGAGGATTTTTTGTTTGAATTAAAACCAGACATGGCTGACGATGTGATAGACTTCGCTGAGAAACTCTACATACCAGACTTGAATAATAAATTGGAATTATTGCCTTGGCATAAATTCATCTATTACAATTTGTTCGGTTGGGTTCACAAGCTTGACAACTCAAGGCGAAGATTCAGGAGCGGATACGTTGAGGTGGCAAGAAAAAACAGCAAGACGACTTCTTTGTTGTTCCCAATGATTCTGTTTGATTTTAAGAGAACCAAAGCCGCTGAGTCATTCTTCGTGTCCAAAACTGGAGAGCAATCAGCGAAGACGTATCAGGAACTCAAGCAAATATATTTGGAATCATTCGTGGTTAATCCTTACGAGACTGTTATAACGGACAGCGGAATAAAGAACAAGGACAACTCATTCATTCAGTTCTTCTCCTCTGAAACAAGAGGCACTGACTCCTATAAAAATTCCATGTCGGTTGTCGATGAGTTTCATGCCTACGACAACGACAAGGTAATCACATCGTTCAGGTACGGTGGCAGAGCCAGAAAGAATAATTTGGTTTTGATAATCACCTCAGCGGGTACGAACATCTCTGGTGCTTGTTACGCTGAGAATGAGAAGGCGCGGAAAGTTTTGAATGGAATCATGACTGATGAATCCTACTTCACAATAATCTACGCGTATGATTCCAATGATGATTGGCAAGATATAAAAAACTTCATTAAGGCAAACCCATCATTGGGAGCGATAATCAGACCTGAGATTTTGGAACAAGACTTGCAGGACGCTTTAATCACTCCATCGCACCAGCAAGATTTCAAAGCCAAGACTTGCGGAATATGGAGCAATGACACCTCGAATTGGATTCCGCTCATAAAGTGGGACACCAAGGCGAGAAATCAAATCTTTGACGCAAGTGAGTTTGAGGGACGCAATTGTTGCGCTGGACTCGACTTATCATCAATAAACGACTTCACAGCCTACACGAAGTGCTTTGAGAGAGACGGACTGTTTTACTTGTTCCATAAGTTTTACATACCATCTGAGCAAATAAAGGAGAAGTACAGAGTTGAAAACATAAACATCATGGAGTGGGCGCAAAAAGGAATAGTCACGGCGATTCCAGGGGCGACCATTGATTACAATTTCATAAAAGCAGACATCTTAAAAGATAACGAGCGATTTAACATTATCGAGTTGGCTTACGACAAATGGCAAGCCAACAAACTCATTGAATCATTGGACGAGCTCATTCCAAAAACAATTTTAATTCAATTCGACCAATCACTCAAGCAAATGTCCAATCCAACGAAAGAATTTGAAAGACTAATAATGGAAGACAAAATAATAGACAACAATCCAGTAATGAAATGGCAGATTACCAACGCTGTCGTCAAACCTGACGCGAATAATAATTACAAGCCACTCAAGGAATACAAATCTTCCACGAAGAGAATTGACGGAGTTATCACAAGCATTATGGCGGTGGACAGGTGCAACGCTAATAAAGACGCGAAGCCACCCAGCGAAAACTTTGATGATGTTCTTAAACTCTTCTGAACAAGGAACTAACTAAATAAACATGAAACTTCTTGATTTCTTTAAAAGAAAAGCTAATCCAGCCACGAATATAAACACGGTATTTTCAACATCATTCGACGCTCACTTGGGACAAGACGCAACCTCTTTCGCCGCCATTGATTTAATCGCTTCGGCGTTCGCAAATTTACAAGGAGATTTTTTCGTCAAATCCACAAAAAAGATTTTGAAGGACTATGGTTTGCACGAATTGATAAACAATCCAAATCTCGATGAGACTAAATTTCAGTTTTTCTACAACAGCGCCAAAGATTACTTTAATGGAAATGTTTACTATTACAAGTATGACAACAATCAAGGCGAGATTGTGGCGTTATTCCGATTGAATCCAAATGAGGTCAGGGTCTCACGGAACTTTTACAATCAGAAGATTTTTATTTACAAAGGAATTGAATACACGACCGAAAAGATTTTTCACATTCCAAGCAGATATGGGTACGATGGACTCAAGGGAAAATCAATCTTTTCGCAGTGCTCACAGATATTTGCCAACACCACCGAATTAGATGTTTTCTTAAATAATTCTTTCAGCAACAACGTAGGGAATCGCTTAATCATAGACATCACGAAGGAATTTCCAAACGCTACTGAGGAGCAAATACAGACTTTAAAAAACAAGTTCATAAGCAATTACGCTGGATTGAAGAATGCGGGCAAACCCCTCATAAAATCAGGCAAGCTAGAATACAACAAAATTGAAACTGATTACAAAGACAACCGAGCCAACCAACTGGTGGAGAACAGGCAGTTTCAAGAAAAAGAAATCTCTAAATTATTCGGCGTTCCATTAGCGTTATTAACTGGCGGCGAAAAAGAAAAAGACTTGGAGAGCCTTTACATTTTATTCATAGAGAACGCCATAAAGCCCATCGCGCTTCAATTTGAGCAATCCATAAATAAGTTAATCCCCATTGAGGACAGAGGGCGAATTCAATTTGAGTACAGTTATAATAACTTGCTTAAAACTTCATTGGCGACGCGCACCGAAGTTTACTCAAAGCAGTTAATGAATGGATTTTTAACGACGAATGAGATAAGGCGAAAAGAAAACCTATCGGAAGTTGAAGCGGGAGACACATTATTCATTCCAGCAAATTTAATGCCGCTTCGTAAAGATGTGATAGACGCTTACATGGCGGGCGCGAAACTCAAAGCGCAACAATTATTGAACACAGACAGCCCCGACACAACGGGAAATCATTCAAATTTAGGTGATGACAAGGAGTAATAAATGATAGCGCGAATTCAAATAAGGAGAGACACAACCGCCAATTGGGTTTCATTTAATCCCACTTTAAGTGATGGAGAATTTGGCGTGGAAATTCTAACGAGCGGCGATAAAAAAATAAAAATTGGTGACGGCGTTAAAAATTGGAACACTCTGGGTTATTTCTCAGCGGGCGATGTTACTTACAGCCAATTTATGAATCATGTAAACAACACCACCGACGCTCATGGAATAGACCAAATTAAAAACAGCATTACCAGCGGGCTCGCCACTGCGAATTCAAAGATTGACAATCACATCAGCAATTCGACCAACGCTCATGGCATAGACGTGATAAAAACGGACATCAATGAATTGGAAACGAATTTCACCAATGTGTACCAAAATCTAACGCTCCACATAAATAATAACACTTCGGCGCATGGAATAAATAACATCAAGGACAAGATTGACAATGTTGAAACTGATTTAAATGGAAAAATAAACACCACGGACGATAATTTAAGCAGTCATGCAAACAATAACATCGACGCTCACGGTGTGGACGCAATAAAAACTGATGTAATAAACTTAAACACCAAAATTGACAATGCTGAAACAAGTTTAAGTGAAAAGATTGATGTTGCAAATGATAATTTAAATAATCACATTGACGATGATGACGCTCATAATCTGCCGCAAATCAGAGATGACATTCAAAGTAATTCAAACAGAATAAATGATTTGGATTCCAAGGTATCAGACCACATGGATAATAACACAGACGCGCATGGAATCGACGCTCTCAAGATTGAAGTAAACGGCAAAATTGATAATGTGGAATCCGATTTAATTGATAGAATCAGCGGCGTTGAGTCTAATTTAGGAACCACGAGCGCAAATCTCAATGACCACATTGAAAATAGGACTGACGCGCACGGCATTGACGACATTAAATCTGCTGTGGAGGAAATCAATTTAGAAATAATTGGATTGAAGGAATCAATTGAAAACATTGACATAGTTTCCATAAAGGGAAGCGTTGA